CTTTGAAAAAATCCGAGTGGACAAGGACGAGCGGATGTTCCAAGTTGCCGATTGGTACGACGATGCAATGGTCCAACTCTACCCCAAAATCGGGGATGTAGAGAAAATCCCCGCCTTTGATGCTGACAACCGCATTGGCAAGCAACTGTTCTACTATCGGGTCTATGCCGCAGGCGTGAAGTCCTACCCCTTGCCCGAATACATGGGAGGCTTGGCGTGGATTGAGGCCGATGTGCAGGTGGCGAACTTTCACAACAACAACCTGCGCAACAACTTTTGGGGTGGGTACTTGATAAACTTCAACAACGGGATTCCTACACCCGAAGAACAGGGCGACATTGAGCGTCAAATCAAGCGCAAGTTTTCGGGGACCGACAATGCAGGTCGCTTTGTTGTGACTTTCAACGACGATGTGAGCAAGGCTCCCACCTTGGAACCGCTGACACCGAGCGACATGGACAAGCAGTTCGAGATTTTGAACAAGGCCATCCAATCGGAAATCTTTATTTCGCACCGTGTCGTGAACCCCATGCTATTCGGCGTTAAGACCGAGGGCCAACTGGGAGGACGGCAGGAACTGGTGGAGGCTTACGAACTATTCAAAGCGACTTATGTGAACGACCGAGTGCGGAAGGTGGAGCGGATGATCAACTATCTTGGATCCTTCAACGGCGTGGAAGGGATGGAACTTATTCCTGTGGAACCCATCACCGAGCGACTATCCGAGCAAGCCCAAGAAAAAATTACCTTGGAGATGGCCCGCACGATGCTATCCGCTGGATTCGGTCTAACCCCCGAAGAAGTGAACACCCTGCTCGGAGTGCAGGAGCAAGCGTTCAGCGAGCCTACATGGGGCGAGGAGGACACCGAGGACTACGGATGGGGGGACGAGGAATTCAAGGTCTTGGAGGTGGTCGCAAGCAAGTTTGGGAGCAACGCCGACGACTATGTGGTGATGCATTCCAAGCCAATGCGCTTTGACACCGACTTAGACGACCAAGTGCGTCAAGCCTTCGCTGAACTGGGCGAGGAAGAAAAGGAACTGGATAAAAAAATTGAAGCCTACCGCAAGAAGAACCGTGAAGCCTCCGTGGAAGAAATGGCCAAGGAGTTCGGGGTCAGCAAGGCGAAAGTCGCCAAGCGGGTCGCCTACTTGATTACAAAAGACCGTTACCCCATCGCCCGTGCCGTGGACCAAATCTCCAAGGAAGGAGCCAAGCCAACGGATGAACCCGTGCTGGAAGTACGCTACAAATATTCTTGGGCCGCAGGTTTCAGCAACAAGGATAAGAAGACCAGTCGTGAGTTCTGCAAGGTCATGCTGGACCTCGCTGACCAAGGGAAGGTTTACACAAGGGACGACATCAACGGCATCAGTAACATCATGGGCTACTCCGTATGGAATCGCCGTGGTGGATGGTATCACACGGCCAGCGGAGTGAACCGCCCCCAATGCCGCCATGTATGGGAGCAGCAGTTGGTAATCCGCAAAGGCAATAAAATCACGAAAGCATGAAGGCACTCTTTATCAGCGAACAAACCCTGCTGGACAACTCGGTCATAAACGAGAATGTTTCGTTTACGCAGATTCGGCCCACGATCGTAAAGGTGCAGGAAATGCGGATCCAGCCAATAGTCGGATCGGCCCTGTACTCGGAAATGGTGGGGCAAGTGGTAAGCGGCACGACTACGGCCTTGAACACGACGCTCTTGGAGGACTACATCCAACCCGCCATGGTGCAATGGCTTTACTACGAGTTGCCGATGGTATTGGCGTTTAAGTACATGAACAAGGGAATGGTCCGCAGAACGAGCGAAGAAAGTTCCCAAATGAGCATGGACGAAATCACCCGCTTGACGGACAAAGTGAAGAACGATGCGGAGTGGTATTCCGAAAGGATTACCCGCTACCTCATGGAGCAGAAGGCGAATTACCCGCTCTTTAACTCTCCGCCATCGGCCTTGGATACTATTTACCCAAACGGCACGAACTACAACACGGGGATGGCCTTGGACGCTCGGACCCTGCGCCGTGGTGCTGGGCTTGACAGGCCATGGCCCTACGGTTACGACCCCTACTGCAACAACTGCTAACGATGGGCGCACACTCTAAAAACATTTTGAAACTACAAGCCTATGTCTTGGATACGAATAAAGCAAGCACTCCTTGCTCTTGCAAATGCTCACCCGCAAGTAAACTCCTTCGGGACGGGGGACCCTCTTGCAATAGGGACCGACAACACGATAAACCTTCGCACCCCAAGCCGTGAGCGAATCGTCTATCCTTTGGTATTTGCGGATGTTCAGTCAGCGACTACTGATAGCGGCACTCTCAATTTGGTGGTTGGTGTATATTTCTCTGACCGTGTTGAATCCATTGCCACGATGGGTGGAGTGGTTTCGGGCAGTCCGACGCTCGGTTGGCAGGATAACGAAGACGAGGTTTTGAGCGACCAACTGCAAATCGCCCAGGACTTCATTTCAAGCCTCACAAACGACCCGACGCAAGAGTGGACGCTAAGTACCAGCGTGTCGCTTACGAGGTTTGTGGAGAGCCGAGACGACCGCACCGCAGGGTGGGTGGCTACTCTATCGTTCCAACTGCCGTACTCTCACTCCGTTTGTGAAATTCCGACCTAACCTACATTTACCAATACAAGCAACCCCAATAAAATGCCAACTCCAATCTTACAACAAATGCTCGGACAGGGCGGTTCCATGCGATTCGTGGACGCTGCTGTATCGGGCCAAGTATTTGACTTCATCGTGGTCAATGTGGCCGCAACCTTTACGACCTTGACGGGTTCGGGAGGGGAGGACCTGCTGACCGCTTACGCTTTGAGCGGCAAGTCCGTGTCCGCTGGGATAGTTATCAGCGGCAGGAACGGCGGCAAGATTACGGCCGTCACTCCCAGCGTGGGCAGCGTCATCGGTTACACCTTCCTCTAACCATGCTGATAGGCTACGGCTACGGCTACCCCCGTTCAATGGTCATGGGCAAGACCCCCGCAGAACTTGCGTGGGATGCCTTCAACGCCCGTGCTACGACCGACGGGGCAGCAGCGGCAGAGGCCGCCGTCAGCGGTTGCCTGCAAGCCCGATTCGCCGTAATATTCAATTTCTAATATGCCCACGCCTTCACTACTCATAGTCCCCGCCCGATTCAAGACGGGGCGGTTGTATTCGCAAATCCCAACCAACACGGACAACCGAGGGGACTTCACCGTTACCCGCAATACAACTGCGACGAGGCTCAACGATGCGGGAGCGATTGAATCCGTTGCATCGGGCATCCCCCGCTTGGACTATTCGGTCAGCGGATTTGTCACGGGATGTCCTGCGTTGCTCGTGGAGCCTGCGGCGACGAATAGCATCCGCAACAACTCAAATACGGGGGCGGTCACGGGAACGCCTGGAACTTTGCCGACAAACTGGACCGAAACCTTGGCGGGACTGACCCGCAGCGTTATTGCTCTTGGTGCTGAAAATGGCGTTCAGTATATTGACATAAGGTTTAGCGGAACTGCAAACGCAACAGAAGCCCTCATAAATTTTGAATCCCCCACTCAAACCGTTGCATCCAACGGCCAAGTGTGGACCAATAGTTGTTTTTTAAAGTCAATTTCAGCACCAGTCCCGTACACGGGTTTGCGCCTTAGCACCGTGGAGCGAACATCGGGTGGGGTTTTTGTTGCATCGGGGAACAGCCCCGACCTAACGCTAACCTCCACTTTAAACCGATTTTCGTTTACAAGAACATTATCGGGTGGAGGAACGGTTGCAAGGGTGCAGTCCCGCATCTCTTTTGGCTTGGTAAGCGGAACGGCTTACAACTTCACCGTCCGCATCGGTTATCCGCAGATGGAACTCGGCTCGGTGGCCACATCAGTCATCCCCACCACCGCAGGCACGGGAAGCCGAAGCGCAGATGTCATCTCCGTGAGCGGAGCGGTCAGCGGGTCCATCGGGCAGACGGAGGGGACGCTATACATTGAATGTCAATCCGAATTTGCGACCAATGACATCATCTTCATAAACACCGCAGGAGAAGCAATCGGGAACAATTATTTAGCAATAATAAAAACGAATCAAAATAGGTTTCAAGCATCCGTTAGGGCATCAGGTACAACGGTGTCATTTACCGAAACATCGGGAATCACATCCTTCGCTAAAATAGCCATTGCATACGCAAGCGGGAATACTGCTTGTTTTATTAACGGCCTTCAAATAGGCTCAACAGATACAACAGGATTTTCTTTTAACGCTGCATTAAATCGCATTCAATTTATTGCAGACCAACTTGCAGGCGCAAAGACGACTCGCATCCGTGCCGTGGCCCTCTACACGACCCGCCTCACCAACGCCGAACTCGCAACGCTGACAACCCCCTAACGATGCCCACCTTCCGCAAGTTCGTATTTCCCGACCAAGCGACCGCTGACAAGTTGCTTGCCTATCTGCAACCATTAGATTTTCCCGTGGCCGTGTGGAATATAGAGAAAGGCGTTGGCGTGGACATCCTATTTAATGAGGACTGCCCAAAGCACTTTGAGCCATACCTCGTTTGGCCCACGCCGTGCGGAGTGCATTCCTTCAGCGGTTGGGAAGAACAATATGCCGAGGACCACAAAGAATTTGCAACCTTTTCCGATAAATAACACTTTCAATTATGGGCCTATTTCGCCGTAACCCCGACCAACCAAAACTCCCCCTTATGAAATCAGCCGTCATCGCTCTGCTTCGCCACCTGCTCACCTTTATCGGCGGCACGCTTGTCGCCAAAGGTATCATTGACACCGCAACCCTCACCGAAATCATTGGTTCGGTATTGACCTTGCTTTCAGTAGGTTGGATGGCGTTGGATAAATCAAAGGGCGAACCAAATAAGTAGTGAACCTAATCGAAACCACTATCATCGGCACCATCAGCGCAATCGTTGGCGGTGCTATTGCTTGGCTGACAAGAGGACGCTTCACGGCGGATTCCCTCCAGGTCAAGCAAGCCCAAGCGGTGCTGGCTATGTGGCAGGAAACCGCTGAGGCTCAAAAGAAAGAGTTGACTGAATTACGCAACGAGATTGTAAGTTTGCGAGAGCGGATAGAGTTACTGGAGAACACCATCCAAACACTCGAAGCCGAAAACGCAACACTTAAATCCCAGCGATGATTCTGCCAACCACTAAGCACACCCGCAACATCCACGAAGTCACCTGCCAAAGCGGGCAGGAGTTCTTGCTAATTTCCGACCTGCATTGGGACAACCCGCATTGCGATAGGGGGTTGCTGACCAACCACCTCAAAGAGGCACAACGCCGCAACGCAGGAGTCATCGTTAATGGTGACTTTTTTTGTTTGATGCAAGGCAAGGGCGACCCAAGACGGAGCAAGGAAGACATACGGGAAGAACACAACAACGCCCGCTACTTGGATTCCATCGTCAACACGGCGGTGGAATGGTTTGCACCCTACGCCAAGAACCTGCTGCTGGTTGGCTACGGAAACCACGAAACATCCATCATCCACCACCAAGAAACCGATATATTGCAACGCTTTGCCAGCACGCTCAACTACGCCACGGGGTCAGCAGTTGAGGTTGGTGGCTACGGCGGAACCATTGACATCCGAGTTCTGCACGATGCAATCCGTGGGGTCAACTTCGTGGTGCATTATTTTCATGGTCACGGTGGGGGAGGCCCCGTCAGCCGCGGAGTAATTCACGATCAACGCTTACTCGCAAGCACCGAAGGCTACGACTTGACTTGGATGGGCCATGTGCATGAACTCTACTACCATCAAAACATCATTCACCGCTATGACCGCTCCACGAAGACGCTCCTTCAAAAACCTATTCACCAACTTAGGACGGCGACTTACAAAGAAGAATGGGCCGACGGGTAC